TTCAGGCCCCGGGCGGTCAGTCCCGGGACGACCGTTCGGTGTACGAACGGTTTCGACTGCCCCCCGTCGCATGTGCTGTCGGGGGGCGGTTCCAGACCTGTCAGTCGCGTCGCTTCGTGCCCTCGCCTCTCACCCTTTCGGGGTCCACGTCCACGCCTCGTTCCCGGTTGTCTCTCCGGGCGGTGGTGGCTTCGTGTGTGCGGCGGTGCTGGCAATCGGCTCGCTGGCTGACTAGGTGCCTGTGGCGGCGTGACAGCATCCCGACGTCCGCTTGCTGGTGGCTTGTTCAGGGGGAGCGCCGACCATCCTTTGCGACCACGGCCCAGAGGGGCCGCAGGGTTCTTCGAATGGTCCGCCACGCTCTGTCGCGGTGACCATCACTGTCTGCCGAGTGTTCGGTCAGGCTTGCTCGGGGCCTTGCGGCGCTGCGGCTTCCTGACTTGCAGTCCAAGGGGACGGGTGATGGTCGCGACATCCCTTGCCTGTCCGGCGGGGGGTGTGCTGTGCGGTTCGCGATGTGGGTCGAGACGCCGTACTTGCTCGCCTTGCGGCGACCGTGCTCCGGCCCGTTGTCCCCTCACCTCGGTGTTCCCCTAGCGGTCCTACATCCCCGGCGGTGTCTGGTCCTGAGACCGTCTGCGCAGTGCGCATCCTTGGTCTCCGTTCACCAGACGCCCGTTCGGCTATCTGACCCGCCTCAGGCCACCTTCTCGGTGAGCGTGAGCGTCTCGTTCCCGCCGTTCGCCCCGGCTCTCACCGGGCGGCTCTCGTGTCCCCGGTCGTGGTGACCGGGGACGCTGTGTGTCAACAAGGTAGGGCCTGTGTGAGCCCATGTCAAACCAAGTGTGGCCAAGCACGGTTCGTGCACGGTGTGGGGGCTGGTGTGGGGGAGTGTTGCGAAACCTTAACCTCACCACGCTCAGCGTGCTCAGGCTGTGCTCAGCCCTGCATGCTGGCCCATGACGGCGCTCACCTTGGGCTCACCGCCGGGGGATGTCTGAACCAGTCGTCCCCCTTGCCCCCACGGGCAGGGTCTTTGCCCTCACGGTTGCCCTCACGCCGCAGTGTGTGGGACCAACCTGTGCTGGCTGCGGGGGCGTGCCGCTGTATATGTGTGCTGGCTGGCTGCGTGCACGGTGCACCCGCCCCGCCCCCCGAATGCCCGGGCACCCGGCCCCCGGTACCCCCCGTGCTTTCGGCGCAACTTCGCCGCGTATGGGGAGTCTGCCGTCTCTGAAAAGGAGGGCGGGCTAGGCCGATACGCCCGGATGCAGGACAGCGCAACGATAGAGCGCAACGACCCGGACCCGTTGCGCGCAATAACGCCCTGCAACGATGCGCAACGATAGGCTCATTCGTGCTCAAGAACGTTGCGCAACGATGCGCAACGATGTCCCACAGCCAAGAGCGCAACGTTCTCCCCCCCCCTAGGGGGGAGAACCGTTGCGCAGGCTCAGTCGTTGAGCGAGTGCATCGGGTCGTCGAACCGGGCATCGGACTCATCGACCGGCAGGATGACGTCGTCCTGCTGGTGCGGTGCGCGACCGTCCAAGTACCAGCGCACGCCCTCTTTCACGACCCGGTTCTGCTGGGCCAACTTCGACAACTGGGCCCGGACGTTGGCCTCGCTCACATCGCATGCCTGTGCGAGGAACGTCACGCTCGCCCCGGACCGCTCGGCAAACGACAGCACGTCGATGAGCGCGGCCTTGGCCGTACCGCGCACGGCGATACCCGACGCAGCCGAGACGACACGCTGCACGCCCGGGACGATGAGCCCCTGCGCCATGTCGTAGCGCCACTTCCCGGCGAAGGGTGCGTCGCCTCGCGTCTCGACGCGATACGAGCCGTACATCTCCTGCACGGACACGAGCACTTCCGAGTCCTCGTCCACGGTCTCCTTCTTCGCCTTCCAGATGACCGTGCTGTCCGTCGCCCCGTACACGGCCCCGGACCCACTCATCTCCAGCCCGGTGTTCCCGTCCGCGCTCTTGCGCAGGTGATGCACCAAGACGATGCTCAGCGAACGGAAGTCGCTCATCATCGTGCGGCACCACGTCTTGACCAAGCCGATGGTCTTGGCCTCGTTCTCGTCGGCCCCCGCCGTCATCAGGTCGCGCATCGGGTCGAGCACGAGCAGGATGCGCAGGGGCTTGCCCAGCAGCGAGAACTCCGACTCCAGTTCGGCCAGCGCCGAGGCGACACGCGTGTACGAGTCACGGTCGAACACGATGGGCTGCTCGTAGGCGAAGCGCAGGCGTTCCCCGAGGTCAGCACCGTGCCGGTCGTGCAGCGCCTGCACGCGCTTCTGCATCTCCATGTGCGAGCCCTCACGCGTGAGGTACAGCCCGACACGCGTGTCGGTGTCGTGCGCATCGCGACCGAGGAACTCGCCCCCGGCCACGTACGCCCCCAGCAACTGGAGCAACGCCAGCGACTTCATGGACTTGGGATGCCCGGCCCACATCGTCAGCCCCGACGCCGGAACCCAGCCATCGACGAGGTAGCCGATGGGCTCACGCGAGTTGAGGTCGTCGAGGAACGGGGTCAGTGGGACGAACAGGGGCTGGACATCCTTGACATCCTCGGCTACGCTCGCCCCTGCTTCCGGCGCCACGGGAGCCGGAAGCAGGGGCGCAGAACTCGACAAGGTCGGCAGCGCCTTGGGCTCACCAAGTCGCACGTCCATCTCGACGGTCGCCCGATGGAAGTCGCCGCGCAACTCGGCGCGACTCTTCGCAACATCGAAGCGCGGTGCCAGCAGCGTCTCGACCATCGGCCACATCTCGTCGATGCTCAGCCCCCGGTTGTACAGGTGCGCCGTGTACGTCCGCACGGCGTCGTAGCGCATCCCCTCGGGCACGCGCTCAGGCATCTCGTAATGCTCCCCGACTTCGGCCAACACCCCCGCCGACGGCGGCGGAGGTGTCGCACGCGGGGGCTTGAAGTCGAGCGCGGCTTGGGCCCACGTCAGCGGCAGGTCCGCGATACCGTCCGGGTCATCGAGGCCGTAGGCGTGATAGACCCCCAGCGTCCCGTTGTCCTGCACCACCACCGAACCCGGGCCGACGAGATAGCCCTGCCCCTCGTCCCCGGCGGGCCAGCGCGTGACGACCTCCCCGAACATCGCACCCTTGGGCCGAGGCAGCGCCGTGGGCCAGCGATAGAACTGGTGCCGCCCGTTTGGCGTGAAGGTCATCAGCGTGTCTGGCAGAGAGACGCCCAGTGACGCCGCGACCTTGACCAGCAGGTCGGGCACGCCTTTGTCCACGTCCCAGCCAAAGCAGTCCGGTGGCGGCAAGACGGCATAGTTATGCGTCCCGGGATTGGCGAGGAAGACCGCCGGATTGTTCTTCGCTGCGCTGACCCAATCCTTGGGCGGCGGCGACTTCTGATTGGTCGGCAACGGCATGACCGTGAAGCCGAGGCCCTTCATCTTCAGCGCCAACTTCGCGGCATCGGGCAGCGCGGCGCTGCTGCGGTCCTTGTTCTGCTTCAAACGCTCGACGACCTCGTCCGCGCCGGACTCGTCGATAGGCTCGTCGTAGGACGAGATGGGCGGCTTGTCAGCCATAGGTGGTCTACTGTCCTTCCGTGGTGACGAGAGTGCTGTCTCGGGCTTGCGATAGTCGAAGCGGATTGCTAGGATACGCCTTGCGTCTTGGCTCGATGTGCTGTCTCGCCGGGACGCTGACAGCACGGCTGTCAAAGACGAAGACCCCGGTGGGGTTACCTGTCGAAGCGCATTGCGCTCCGGTAGACATCCCCCTCACCGGGGTCTTCGTGCGTCTGGGACTAGAAGGGCAGGTCGCCCGGCTCGTCGCTGTCCTGCGGGGCGGCGTCCCCACCGGGCTGCTCCGGCTCCGGGCCGAAGGTCGAGGGCTGCGAGACGGGGGCCGGAGCCTGTCGCTTGACGGGCATCGCGGTCACGCCGTCGATGCGGTTCCAGCCGTCGTCGTTGAGACCGACGGTGACCAGCGCCTTGCGCCCGACGAGGTCGGACATCTCGGCACGCAGCCACGCATCGCGGTCACTGCCGAGCAGGGCCACGAAGTACTTGAACAGGTTGGACTTCTCGGACGAGGGGTCTCGACCGGTGATGGACTCGACGGTCTCTTCGGCACCGATGTCGAAGTTCCATCGCAGGACGGGCACGTCCTGACCGGCGTTCTTGCCCTGACGAGGGACGATGATGTCCTTCTCGACAGAGACGACGACACCTTCGTAGGTGCCGGGGGCGACGACGTCGCGGGGCTGGACTTCAGCCAGAGGCATGGTTCGTTCTCCAGTTCAGAAGGTCTGCTAGGTTGGGTACACCAAGGGTCGGTAGGCACCTCCGTTCGTTCGTTGAGGACAGTATGGATGTAGGCGAGACTGACGTCAAATCACCTAGTGTGCGCAGGCGTGCCCCGTCGAAGAAGAAGAAGCCGACGACTGGTGACCTAGCCGAACTCGTCCGCGACAAGACCCTCGCGCAGGTCAAGGCAGGCACGCTCAAGCCCACGCTCCAGCACGGGCTCATGGCCCAGCAGATGCTGGACAAGCGCAGCGAGCGAGCCGCCGACCGGCAACTGGCCATCCGCCTCGCGGCGATGATGGGTGGCGGCAAGGCACCCGACGGCGTCATCATCAAGGACGTGACCCCACGCGCCCTGCTGGGCATCGGAGAGGTGAGCGAGGGTGACTACGACCCCATCGACGACCTCGACTGAGGCCGACGTCGTCGCGCAGGTCGCCTCGCTGTCCATCATCGAGAAGTTGGGGGCCAGCCACTGGAACCTGCACGGCTTCGCCCACGACATCTTGGGCGTGGACCCGCACTCCGGGCAGGACGCGCTGTTCGACTTGGCCATCGCCCGCACCGAGGACGGGGCCAGCCCGGCCTACCTCACCATCTGCTGCTCTGCTGGCAACCGTGCGGGCAAGACCTTGGGGCTGGCCATCATCGTGGCCCACAGCACGCTCTACAAGATGGGCCTGCCGCTGCCCTACGCCGACGACGACAGCACGCTCAGGACGTGGAACACGGCTCCCTACGACTGGTACCACTTCGGCATCAGCCAAGAGGTGGCCGAACTGCTCCATCTGGAGTTGGTCCGGCTGCTGACCGGGGTGCACGAGGCGCAGAAGGGGCGTGGCTGCCCGCTCACCGAGGCGCTGGGGCTCGACGTGGCGTCATGGGAGGCCAAGGAACGCGGCGAATGGCGCTGGTTCAAGTGGGCCGAGGTGTTCGGTGGGGGAGAAATCCACTTCCGAACGACCGGTGAGAAGGCACTCAGCACTCTCGGACGCGACATGAACGGCTGGTCGTGGGACGAACCGGCCTTCGACCCCAACCTGACCTTCGTCTTCGACGAGGTTCTCAACCTTCGGCGCATGTCCACGGGCGGGCAAGCGGTCCTTATCGCCACGGCGACCGAGGGCAGCCAAGCCTATGAGGACTTGTGGAGTCGCGGCAACCCGCTGGCCCCCGACCGACAGCCCGATTACGCCTCGCTGCGCATCTCGACGCGCCAGAACGTGGGCTTCGGCATCTCGCAGACGATGTTCGACCGGATGTTGCGCACCATCCCGCCCTCGTTGGTCCCACAGAACATCGACGGCTACTTCATCGAGGCGCGAGACGCCTACTTCGCCGCCGATAGCGTCGGACATGCGTTCTATACCGACCTGCACGGCGAAACGGGGCACCAAACGGGCCATCTGTACGTGCACGGGGTGGACCCGGCCATCACCTACGACTCGACGTGGTCCATCGTGCTCGATATCACCGACCCGGACCACTGGGTGGGCGTCTCGGCCAAGCGCAAGTCGGGTCGGCAGACCGCCGAGAGCATCATCGCCCTCACATCGGACGTGCATCACCACTACGCCCGCGAAGGACGCTGTCTCAGCGGCATCGACGCGACCGGTTTCGGGGGCAAGGTCTTCGCCTCGCTGCTGCAAAGCGCCAAGACGCCCGTTCTGAAGGTCGAGTTCGGGGGCAAGAGCAGCGTCAAGCAGAAGTTATTGGCCAATGTGCGCACCGCGCTCGACTCAGGACGCCTGATGCTGCCCCAGACGGGCGAATGGCTGACCTTGCGGCGACAGTTGCTGGGCTACAAGTTGGCCGACCGCAAACTGGAGACCGATGCGGTCATGGCGCTGGCGATTGCGGTCAAGATGGCCACCCGGCAACTCATCGGGGAGGGCAAGTCCCTCCCGTTCGACTACTTTGGTGGGGGAAACTTGCCAGCACCGGGTGCTGGTGGAGTACCATCACTCCCCGAGGCACCACGGCGTGTCGTAGACGACCGGGCCCTCCGTCTGGGCTCACTCGCTACAGCCACCGTCGTCCCGATGCGCGGTATGTTCAACCCACGGGACTGAGGGGCCGATGGCCGTCGCCATCCTCGACATCAACCGAGCCGCCGGGCTGGCCTACGCCTCGGGTTCGATGTCCGAATACGACATCCGGGTCTTCGACCGCATGCGGGCGCGTATCCGCGACAGCGAGCCCGAGATGACCCTGTTCCGGGCGCTGGCCGACCGCTACGACAACCTGTACTACCCGCAGGGCTTCACCGAGGGCGGTGCCTCGCACTGGGCGGGCCACAAGAGCGCCACGCTGCCCGGTCGCTCGCACGTGTCGGTCAATGCCTACCCCTCGTACGTCGATATCCCGGCCTCGCTGACGTCCGTCCCGCCCATCGAGAACTTCGTGTCCTCGACCGAGGAGGACGAGGAGTCCGAGGAGCAGCGCGAGTTGGCCATCATGGCCGAGCGCATCTACACCACGTGGAAGGATGCCGAGGACATCGAGTTCAAGGGCCACCTCGCGTGCGTCGTGAAGGGGCTCTACGGGCGCACCGCTGCCAAGGTCTGGTGGGATGACGACCTCGACCGGCCCACGGTCAGCATCGTCGAGCAGCCGCGCAACCTGCGCTACGGCTACGCCTCGTCCGACTTCCGCAAGTTGGCGTGGGCCTGCTACTCGTACCTCATCACGCCCGAGACGGCGACCGAGGAGTATGGCCTGCGTATCGAGACGGGCAAGGACGACTTCACCGGCCAGTACTTCCCCTACGTCGCGGCGATGGGTGAGGTCGAGGTGCGCAACTGGGTCGATGCCCCCAGCGAGATGCGGCTGGAGGTCTACGACTACTGGTATCGCGAGCCGGTCGAGGGTGCGACCTACGAACTGGGCAAGCCCATCCGGTTCGAAACGTGGAACGCCCTGTTCATCGGCAACTCGCTCATCTTCCGTAAGAAGCGCCCCGAATACGACGGCATGCTGCCCTATATCCCGCTGTTGAACACGTTCATCCCCGGGGCCTACACCGGGCGCAGCGAGTTCTACGACATCGAGCAACTCATCCGTGAGAAGGACGAGCGGATGAGCGAGGCGGCGCAGATGATGAGCCGGGCCATCAACGGCCAGTACTGGCAGTTGGTCGGGCCCGAAGCGCCGGAAGTCGTCAGCGCGGCTATCAAGCCGATGGCCAACACCGTGGTGGGACCGGGTGCGGGCAACCGCATCGAGGCCATCGCCCCGTGGATGCCCTCGTTCCAAGTCGAGCAGCACCTCGCCCGCATCGACCGCGAACTGGCCGACGTGTCCGGGCTGTCGGACCTGTTGCGCGGGCTCGCGCCGAGCGCCGTGCTGTCGTCGGGCAAGGCCATCAACGCGCTGGTCGCCAACTACGAGGCGCGTATCCGCATCCGGCGCGACATGTACTACGCGTGGCGGCGGCAGTTGCGCACCCTTGCCTTCACCGTGTGGGCTGCCAAAGACAAGGATATTCGTGACATCCTGCTGGCCCCCTTCCGTCATGACATCCAGCCGCCGACGCTGACCCCGCGTGACGACATGGAGACCGCGACGATGGCGGCGAACCTCGTGCGCGAGAAGTTGTGGTCGCTCGCACGCGGGCAGGACCGGGTCGGGGTGGACGACCCCGAACTGGAGCAGGACATCATCCGCGAGGAGCAGACCGACGCCACGATGAACCCGGCGGCGGTCATGACGATGGCCCAGATGCTGACCGTCCTCAAGCAACTCAACATCCCCGCCCCGGCTGAAGCCGAGCAGGCGGCGGCGGCGCAGCAGGAGGCTCTCGCGTCGTCGCGCCTGTTGGGTGGCGCAGGCGCGGGAGTCCCCTCGCTGAACGGTGAGGGCGAGGGCGTCACCGCGCCGCCCGAGGAAGGCCAGCCCGCGCCCGAGATGGGCGCACCGTTGGGCGCACCGGAGGCCCCGGCGGGTGGCATCGAGGGGCAACTGATGATGCAGCAGATGACCCCGACCGAGGGTGAGCCCCAGACGCGCATGCTGTCGCAGCAGAAGATTGTCGGCTAGTCGTGGCCCGACGCAGGGGCAAGTTCGGACGTCGCCCTCGGTCATCGCCTGACCTCTCCGCGACCATCATCGCGATGGCTCGCGAGTACCAGAACATGCGTGACCGGAACATCCTTAACGCATGGGAGAAGGGCGGCAAGTTCGAAGGCAAGGCCGTCACCGACGACATGCTGCTCAGTCACCTGCGCGAGCGCCGGGACGGGCTCGACCTCGATGACGCGCTGTATGACGAGTACGGCCAGCGCCTGACCGAGTACACCTTCGCCGTGGACAACTCCAAGATGGAGTTGCGCTACGCCGAGCACAAGGTCGGGGACGCGGGCATGGCCGGGTTCTACCGCAAGGCGGCGGCGAAGTTGCCCAAGGACTCCGAAGCGTGGCGCAACATGATGAAGTTGGCCGCACAGTACAAGGACCGGGCGAGCACGGGCGGTGGCGGTGGTGGGCGCGGGCGTGGGCGGGGTGGTGGGTACAACAGCGCCGAGAACCGCATCCCGTTGCCCAAGGAGGTCGCCTACGACACGATGATTGGGGCGCTCACCAACATCGCCCGGGCGGAGGGCATCCTCAACACCAAGACCGAAGACCTCGGTGACCTGCGCGTGGCGGAGGGTGACGCCTCGCGCATGGTCGCCCTCATCGACGCGTTCAACAACAACACGGCCTACGCCGACTACAAGGCCACGGTCATCGAGTTCATCCGCAAGAACGGCAACCCGAACTTCCCCGGTGACTTCTCGTTCGAAACGCTGGGGGCCGAGAAGGTCAACAAGGACAACGGCGAGGCGACGCGCCTGCGCAAGGCGCAGGCAGCCGGGCACAAGACCGACAGCAAGGGCATCGCCAAGGAGATGGAGGAGGCCGGGGCCACCTTCCTTGATGCCACGGCGGCGCAGCCGCTGGCGTACTACGAACAGGCCCGCAAGGAGTTCGACGCGGTCACGGCGGACCCCACGGCCACGCCCATCGACCTGTATCTCGCGACGAACGCCTACCGGGGCAAGTTGGAGTCACTGCACGACACCCTTGCCTCGGACCCGACCATGTTCCAGAGCGACGCCCGCTCGACCACGGTCGGCCACCTGAAGAACGAGATTTTGTCGCTCTCCGGCAAGGGCGACATCAACGCTCCCACCCTGTGGGAGGACAGCCGGGGCACGGTCGCGGCGTACCACCCCGGTGGTGGCGAGGCAGCCACCAACGCGAGCAACTACCAGCGCATGGTCGAGGAGGTGCGCATCCTCGCGACCGGTCAGGGCGTCATCTCGCGGGTCGATGGCGACGGCCAGCCCACCTCCGACCCCGAGGCGGTGTACGGCGTGGTCCCGCTCAACGCGGTGGGCAGCGGGGCGGCATGGGTTGCTGCCACGGGGGCGCTGCCGCAGAGCATCGACTTCGAAGGCCAGACCATCAACATCAGTCACGTGATGACGGCCATCATCCCGGTGCCCATCAACGTGACCGGGGTCAGTGCCGAGACCGACCTGCAAGGTCGTCCGCTCAACGCGGCCACGGCCAAGTCGGACACCAACATCGCCAACCAGTTCACGATGCCCGACGGCACGGAACTCACCCAGTACTGGGACAGCGCCGGGACGATGCGCTGGACGAGCGACCCGGCGGGGCTGTTCGTGGGACCAAACCAAGAGGAACTGAAGACCACCCGGACCCCCGAGGGTCTGGAGATTACGGTGCCCATCCCGGGTCTCTCGGCAGCCGTCGCTGGCGGCGCGGTCATCGAGGACTTCGACCCCAACAGCGCCATCTCGACGATGTTCTCCACCCCGGCCAGCGCCGACCTGATGGTCAACAAGGTCTCACTGACCTCGTACTCGGCGTGGCTCAACAGCACGCGCACGGCGACGAGCGACCCCGGTGTGGCCTACGCGATGGACCCCGATGTCATGCGTGAGGCCATCATCCGCGAGGTCGGCAACAAGCCCGAGGTGCTGGCCCCGGCGCTGCGGCAGGCGGAGCAGGCGCGGACCGACTACCTGCGCAAGACGCCGGACATCGACATTCGCATCCGGCAGGCGGCGGCGATGCAGATGACGCCGACGATGGCCGACACGCTGGGCGTGGGCGAGAGCGATATCGCTGGCCTGCGGCGCGACGTGGCGGGCTTCTACGACCGCTTGCAGGCTGGTCCCAACCGGACGCCGACCGACATCTACAACACGGCTCGCAACGCGGAGCGGGATAAAATCATCAAGGCGGCGCTGGAGGAAGACACCGTCGAGGCGTACCGCATGGCCGGGTTCACGGTGCCGTCCGCCAAGAGCATCAACCTGTACACCGGCTTCAATACCGACCCGTTGCGTGCCCGCAGTGTTGCTATCGTTGGTCCGGGCTCGGGTGCGCCCCCCTCCACGGTCACGTTCAAGAAGAACGAGACCGTGGAGGCGATGCGTCACGTCACCAACAAGGGCTTGGCCGACGCCTTGGGCGTGTCCGTTGGCGGGCTGCGTGGACCGACGGCTCCGATGGACGTGCGGCCCAAGGGCCCGGCGGCTCCGACACCCACCGCGCCTCCGCCCAAGGCGGCTCCGCCCAAGCCCAAGGGTCCGCTGCCTGAAATCAACCCGTACACCGGCTTCACGACGAACAAGCCGCCGCCTCCGCCGCCGCCCAAGCCGCCGCCGCCCGGCATGCAGCGCATCTGATGGGTCTCGGGGACTACTACGCCAAGCGCGGACCCAAGACCGGCGGTGCGGGCAACACGCACTCGGGCTTCTCGTCGAACGCGTACTACTCGCGCAACGCGACCAGTGCGACCAAGTGGTCGCCGCCCAAGGCGAGCAGTGGTGGGGTCAAGCAGCCGCTCGACACCCGGCGTCCGTACTCGGGCGTTGGCAAGTTCAACGTCAACCTCATGGGCACGCCCAGTTCGCAGCCCTCGCCCCAGTTGCTGGCCAAGCCCGGGGCGTTCGAAGGCGTGCCGGTTCTCGGCAACATCGCGGGTGGGCTGGGCGAGTTGGCGAAACTCGACATCGGGGCCATCCCGTTCGTCGGGCAGGCGCTGACCACCAGCAAGTTGTGGCAGGAGAAGTTCGGGGAGGAGTACGCCAAGGCCAACCCCGACGAGTACACCTCCTTTGCCGCCACCGCTGCGGCACGTGGGGTCAAGCCCGAGGCTGCCCAGTACGAGTTCATGCGCCAGAACCTCGTCGAGTCCGGCAAGGTCTCGCCTCTGTTGGCTGGCTTGTTCGGGGCTACGAGCGAGACGACCGCCGGGGCGGCGGCTGCCGGGGCGCTGGGTGCGCTCAACGTGGGCAGTCAACTCGTCCAGCGCGGGCTGTCGGGGACGGGCAACCGGCTGGAGAACCTGCGCGACGCGACCGACGAGCAGTTGGAGGGCAACACCACCCTCATGGAACTGCGCGACGCGTACAAGGCCGGGCTGGCGGACCCGACCCTCGACCAGAACCAGTTGGCCAACGACACACTCGACAAGTTGACGCTGGAAGGCTTCGCCATCAGCAACCCGCTGGGCCAGTCGGACTGGGCCAACGGCATCCGCAACGCGGCCAAGGGCACGCCGTTCCAGTTGCCCGCCGAGGTCGTGGCCAACGTCAGTGCGGCGGCGCTGTCCCTTGGGCTGGAGATTGTGACCGACCCGCTCACCCTCCTGTCGCTGGGGGCCGGAACCGGGCTGAAGATTGCGGGCAAGGGCGCAGCACGGGTGGTCGCCCGCTTCGCGGACGACGCGGCCCGCATCGCGCTGGAGGCCGAGGAGCGGACGCTTGGCCGGGTGCTGACCAAGGCCGAGGCCGACGTCCTGTCACGTTCGACGCGGCAGGGAGCGATGCGCTCGCTCTACGACACGCTGCCGCAGGGGGTTCCCGCCACCGAGGCGAACCTTGTCCAGCACGGGCTCAAGGCGGGTGTCGCGGGACTGCGTGAGGCGACCAGCGCAGCGGGCTTCGCCAAGCCGCTGGTCAACAACCAGCACACGCTGCGCTGGGTGCAGCAGGTCGAGAACGCGCTGGACCCGCTGACCCTGTTCGGCAAGGGCGTGCTGGGCCGGGCCTCGACCAAGATGGCCAGCATCCAAGCGGTGGACGGCATCCTCGACTCGCTCGACCGGCGGGCCGTGAGCAGCGTCTACTCTGCGCTGGAGGCGGCGGGCGTGGCCACCGACCGGGTCGGCGGTGACCTTGGCACGGCGTCGGCTAACTTGACCTCACAGGTGGGCGGGGAACTGGCCGCTCGCCTGTACACGCGCATGGGCATCGGAGTCGAGGACGCGGCTGACCCGACGGCGCTGACCAACCTTGGCTCCGACATGCTCTCTCGCGAGGGGGCCAACATCCGCTCGCTGGTCAAGCACAAGATGGAGAAGGTCCGTCATCTGGTCGTGGCCGGGGCGGACGAGACGCACGCACAGGCGGTCACTCGCGAGCGCACGTACGCCGCTGACCTGCTGGTGAAGATGTACGGCATCGACGCCGACGCGGCGGTGCGGGCAACGGCGGGCATGAGCGAGAACGAACTCGGCGTCGTGCGCATGCTGGGCTACGGCAACCGGGCCGACGCGCTGCTCAATGCCCGCACCGTGGCACGTGGTGAGGCCATCGAGGCCGGGCTCGACCCGGCGTTCGCGGACCGCTTCATCTTCTTGGGCGACAACCAGTTGTCGCGAGGCAAGGCCAAGACGCTGGTCGCCGCCATCCGGGCCAAGGACTATGTCGCCGTCAGGGCTGCCGTCCGCCAGTACGACACGCTGGAGTTCAACCTGTCGCAGAACATGAGCGACAAGGAACTGGCCAAGGCGACGCTGGAAGTCCTGCACGACATGTGGGAGCACCTGCCGCAGGAGGTGCCCGAGGCCAACCTGTCGCCAGCGATGAAGGCGTTCCGTGACCGCTACGGCCCGGACGTCGAGGTCGGCCTGCGTCCCGACGAGGTGTTCAGCACGGGCAAGAACGCGGATGGCCGCATCACCTCGGTCAACCCGTTCATGGACTACATCCGGGGTCACACCGTGGGCATCGGGGACGTGGCCCCGCCGACCGCTGTGCAGCAGTGGTCGTCGCGCCTGCTGGGCAGCATCTCCGGTTCGCAGGTGCTCATCGAGCAGCAGCGCCGGTTCGCCCAGCGCATGGCTGCCGACACGGGCATGACCCGCAACCAGAGCGACCTCGTCCTGCGCCTCATCCGCGAGCGGGCCAACAAGGTCGGCACGTCCTCGGCGCGTGGCCTGACTCGGGCCGAACTGTACGAGGCCGCGTCCGAGGTCCGCCTGTCGAAGCGCGTGCGCGAGAAGATGACCGAGCGGCAACTCCAGATGGCCGTGTTCTGGGCGCACGAGGGCTCACTCAACAAGGTCGGCGTCAGCCAGAAGTTCACCGGCAAGTTGAAGTCACTGGAGGTCGCTCGCGTCGGGACGTCCGGTTTCGGGACGCTGGCCGAGCGGCTGTACCCCAACGTCCGCTTCCGCTGGAACCCCATGTTCATCTTTCAGGAGATGTGGGAGTCGCCCATCCTGCTGACGGCACGGGGCATGCTCAGCCCGGGCCAGTTCACCTCGACCCTCGACGTCGGCCTTGCCCGCACGCAGGCCCGCGCTGCCGAGGGCATCGCTGGTGGGGCCAAGCGGCTGGGCATGGACCCGACGCTGCCGCGCCAGTTGGCCGACGAACTGCGCGAGAAGGCCAACGCCAAGCAGGGCGAGTACGACGAGTTGGCCCACCAGACGGCGCTGATGATGGACGCCTTTGCGCAGGACTCGCGCTTCGCGGCGGACATGATTGAGGGCACCGACGCGGTGCGCTGGGGCAGCGCCGCTGCGGCCCGGATGGCGGCGGGCACCGACGGCCAGATGCTGGCCAAGTTGAAGACCGACGCCAACATGGCGTACATCAAGTCACGCGGCCAGACCGTCGCCTTCCGGCGCTCCATCGGGGAGCACATGTCGCGGACCGTGGCGCTGGAGTCGCCCGTCCAGTGGCTGGCCATCAAGAGTTACTACGGCACGCTCGATGACGGCGAGGCGGGGGTCCGCCTGTTCAACGACTACCTCGCCCGCTCCGACCCCGACTCGGCGTTCAGCGCCATCAAGGACTTGCACAACCCGGGTGAGTTCATCCGGCCCTCGTTCTTGGGCGCACGCACGCGCTTCAGTCCACGGGTCGTCGAGGAGGTGCTGGGCAAGGACATGCCCGGTTCGGCCCACGTGAGCGTCCCGTTCAAGGACATCCGGGCGGCGTACATGGACCCGGCCAACCCGGCGGTCAACGACACGTGGCTGGAAGACACGATGCGGGCGGCGGGTGCGGACGAGTGGTACATCGAGCGCACCAAGTGGCACCTCGGTGGCTACGAGACGGAGGACGACTTCAAGAAGGGCTTGCTCAAGTTCATGGGCGAGGACGAGGCCGAGGCCATCATGGAGAGCCATCGGCGCACGGCGCAGGCCGAGGGTGTGCCGCTGATGGAGTCGCTGGCCGACAAGTACGCGGGCTCGCCCAAGTCACTCGATGAGGCCGGGGCGTTCAAGGGCAACACCCTGTTCCAACTCATCGCTGACGGGACCGAGGCGCGAGGCATGCACGTCGTCGCTCGCGACGACCCCATCCTCGACGCGTACCGGGAACTCGGGCAGACGATGATGCCGGACCTGTCGATGCCGACGTCGCACAAGACACTGGCATGGGAGGGCCACGCCCTCGCCCAGCACACCGAGTTGGTCCCCCTGCGGAAACTCATCGACGTGGCCAAGGGCAACGCTCCCGTGCGTCTGGACAAGACGCAGCGGCGCGACCTTGCCCGCAGCATCAAGACCCACGGCATGAGCGAGCCGGTCCAACTGACCTACCACCGGGTGGACTCGACGGCGGTGCTCGATGAGGGCAACCACCGGGTGGACGTGCTGCGCGAGAGCATCCCCGAGGCCAAGTGGGACACGACGATGGTTCCCGTCACCGTGTTCACCAACCAGCGCAGTGCGGGCAAGGGCACCAAGGTCCGAGGCAAGGCCTCCGACGGCAACGACTACATCCCCAACAACCTGCGTCCCTCGGACATCGGGTTCATCGGACGAGGTGAGGCCGAGTACGCCCGCAACGAGGCGACCCGCGAGGTGGCCGTCGGGAAACTCACCGACGCGCAGAAGAAGGGCCGCGATGCGCAGCGCATCCGGGCCGAGCGTGAGGCCAAGCCGAGCCTCGGCCAGCCGCTGCCTATCGAGGGTGGGGCCCGGGGCCAGTTGGTGGCCTATGGACCCAATGGTGAGGTCAAGCACCGGATGGGGCCGGGCAAGACCTACGAGGAGTGGGTCGAGGAACTGGAGAACACGCTCAACCAGTCCGAACTGCGCGAGCACTCCGACTGGTACCTCGACATGCGTCGTGGCTTCCTCGCGCTGAACGACAACCAGCAGGCCGAGGCGGTGAAGTTGCTCATCGCCTTTGGTGCCACGCAGTTGAACACCTCGCCGGTCGATGGCATGCGCTTCCTCATGCGCATCACCGAGCGGCTGCGCCGGGGCGAGACCTTGCCCGCCATCGGGGACAAGGAACTGCTCAAGGTCGCCGGGCTGAACGGCCCGCTCCTGTCCAAGTACATGGAGGACGGCTACCTGTCGTCCAAGGGGCTGGGCTTCAAACTCATCGACTTCGTGGACTCGCTCATCGGCAACGACACGCGGACCATCCCGGTCGGTGGGCCCAACGGACGCTGGGGTCCGGTAGCCGGTGACATCTGGGCCAAGCGGGACGTGGGCTACGTCGATGCCAAGATGCTCAACCACATCAAGGTCGCCTACGGCGAGCAGTACGACATCGTGCCGGTCAAGGCCCGCATCAAGAACGCAGAGGGTGAGTGGGAGGACGTCACTCGCTCGTTCACCCTGACCGACAAGAAGACCGGGCGCGTCCACGAACTGGGTCAGGACATGGTCGGCGGCAACCCGACCGACCACGAGTACGACGCCATCGTCGAGTTCTACAACGGGGCGACCGACCACCTCAACACCATCAAGTTCCTTGGTCGCACCGACTGGACGCCGCCGCAGGCGCAGGCGCTGGGTTGGTTCAAGGCCAAGCGCGTATTCGGGGACGAGACCGGCGACCCGCGCTCCGCGTTCTTCGACAACGCGTGGCACGTGGCAGCCGAGGTCACGCCGACCCGCAACGCGGTGGCGTCCGCCGTCTACCCGCGTGTGATGGAGGAGACCACCCGGGGCATCGCCGCCAAGGTGGGCTACCAGTTGGGCGACGAGGCGGCGCACCTGTCGGGTGTGCGCATCATCTCGATGAACGGCAGCGTCCGGTCGCACTGGGAGCCCGGTGCGCGGAACGGTCGGCTGGCGACCACGGTGAACTACGAGGTCATGGCCTCGCCCGAAGGGGCTGAGACGTTCATGGCCACCATCGGGGCGCTGGCCCAGCAGGGTGATGTGCGGGCAACCCGGCGCACGAAGACCGCGCCGTCAGCCAACAACAACGTGCGCCATGCCGTCGAACTGAACTTCCCGGCCAGCATCGACAAGGAGGAGATGTACGGCATCCTCAAGGACTTGGCCGAGAGCCATCAGTTCTTCGGGGATGCCGACCTTGTGCGGGCTGCCGATGGGACGCACGTCGTGCGCATCGTCGCCCGCGCTGGCGAGACGCTGCCTCAGTTCAAGGCCCGCATGGACGATGTTGAGATGCGTGGCTTCTATGCCGAGCGGGTCACGCCCGAGGGTTACGGGCGTGGGCGCTACGTCAACCCCGACGAGCCGCTGGGCCCGGGCGTGCGCGAGGCCGACATCAAGGCGCTTGGCGAGCAACTGGTGACCGACGCCCAGACCGACAACCTGCCGCTCGACTACTGGGCCGAGAACGCGCCGTCGCTGACCAGCGACCTGTACGCCAAGACCCGCACGGAGTGGGGCGGCGACACCATCGACCTCAAGAACGGCAAGCGCCCCAAGGCGTACGGCGCGAGGCGCGGTGGTGGACCGTACGCGACGGCGGTCAGTGGGACCAAGGCGGTGAGCCCAAACGCCAGCGAGGCGGAGTTCGCGGCGGCGCTCGATGAGTTCGTCGCAGAGAACCGGGCACTGCTGGAGGGCGGGCATCAACTCGGCGTCTTCCACAACAAGGACACGGGTGATATCGAGTTCGACGTCAACCTCATCGTGGACGAGTTCAACGACGCCGAGGCGGTGCAGTTGTACCTTGGTCGCCCCGGTGGGGCCTACGACTTCACCACGGGCGACGGGGTGTACGCTCCGGTCTTCGACCCGGCCCGGGCACACGGCGTGAACCGGACCTACGCCGAGGTCGTCGAAGCCAGCAACGACTGGAAGGCTCAGCCCAACGGGCAGGGCTACCTCGACGTTCTCAACAAGCCTGCCAAGGAGGACAAGACCACCCGTGGACGAGTCGCAGGAGAGTTGGAGCGTGAGGGTATCCATTGGGGACGGATGGTCTACGAAGACGCCTACCAGTCCGTGGCAGCCCGGGAAACAGCAGCCCACCGAGCCACCGCCCGTGAACTCGGAGACAGTGGCTTCGACCTCACCAACCCCGCCGGATATCTCCAGTCCAGCCCCCGTGGTACCCGAGGAGCCAGCATTGCCACCGCCGACGCCCGGCGAGGTGACGCCCTCTTCCAGCGAACCACCCCCGGAGGCAAACCCCGAGGCGCTCTCACCGACCCCGGAGCCGCTCTAAGCGAGACCGGTCGCCGGTCGCAGGTGTACGTCTCACCGAAGCGGAAACTTCAGGACACCGTCGCGCACGAGTACGCGCACGACTGGGTCAACCGGAACCTCCACCCGTCCGCCATCCGGCGCGTCAAGGACATGTACGCCGGGCGGAGCGGGTCACCGCCGGTCATCGGGGCCAAGTCGCGTGCGACCAAGTTGACCGTCGATGAGCAGGAGTGGCTGGCCGACCAGTTGGTCGAGTACCTGCGCACGGGTGACATCGACAGCATCCCCAAGGTGTTGCAGCCACTGGCCGCGCACTACAGCAAGACGATGCGGGCCAACCGCCGTCGGCCCAAGTTGAGCGCCGAGGCCAAGGACTTGTTCGACTCGCTGGACAAGGTGCCCCAGCCCAAGAACGCCTACAACTACGACGTCGATGAGCAGGCCATCCTCCAGTGGATGTACTCGGCGCATCGCCGGGCGGACCGCATGAGCGCCGACCTCATCCACTTCAAGACCGAGCGGTCGTGGATGGAACGCTCGCTCAACCACCCGTACTTCGGGCTCTACCCGCTGTCGTACATGTGGGGCAAGGTGCTGCCCGAGTTGGTCGAGTTCCTTGCCTTCCGCCCGTTCGGCCTCAAGGCCCCGCTGGTGGGGGCAAGCATGGTCAACCAGATGTACCAGCACGTGATGCTCCAGATGGAGAGCGACCCGGACCTGCGTACGTTCATGACCGAGCACGAGGATGCCTTCCGGGCGCTGAGCATGCTGGTGCCGGGGCTGCCGTGGGACTTGCCGGTCAACGCCCCGCTGTGGCTGCGGCGCTACGTCGAGGCGGCTGCTACCAACGTGGCCAACGACCAAGCCGGGAAGAAGCCCGAGGACTACGAGGCGTGGAACGCGCTCGTCACCGACATCGACTATGCCCGCATCGCGGGCGACGTCGTCGGCTACACCTACGGTCCGCGTGCCGGTACCCAGTCACTGCTGGAGTACCCGGGCTTGGCCGCTGACTTCATCAGTGGGATGCAGCCCGAGGGCACCGACCCCAACAGCCTCAAGTTCACCCCACCGACGGCGTCCCAGCCCGAGGAAACGGTGCCCATCCCCACTCAGCCCACCCCGCCCCCACCCCGGGTGCAGCAGCCGGAGCCGACCCCCACTCCGGCTGCACCCGAGGGTTCGGTCGAGGAACTGGAGGCCATCTTGGGTGAGCAGTACGCTGAAGTGGTCGAGAACATCTCTGAGTGAGTAGACTCCACTTGAACCCACACATCACGTGTGGTACCAAGTGAGGTGCACGGTGACCACATCGCCCGACAGTAATCCCGTCCTGACGAATGGAGAAGCGCAGCCCCCGGCGACACCAGCCGAAGGCTCCGCCCCACCCGTCCCTCAGACGCCGGAAGAGGTCGAGGC